TAAAGCATTTGGTTATGACTTGCCATTGTCTGATGCGGACATTCTTTCCATTGGCACTTCTATTGTTGTTATTGTCGGCTTGTTCATCAATCCAGCTATCACTATCGCATCCAGCAAAAAAATTGGTGTGTCAACCACACATCCAACTGGAAGTGAATCCGCAAAAAGAATTATCGGTGGCTGATTGGTATTTGATAGAACTCATTTATTTTACATTAGAATGTAAGGAGCAATAACATGTCTGGTTTCCTATTAAATTTGTTGTCTTTCGTAGTCAAGCGTTTAATTGATGCTCAACTATTTGAAATAATTAAATCATTAGTAGCATCTCAAATGGATAGTAATATCCCTGGCGCTGCAAAAAAAGTTGCAGTTAAGTCTGCATTAACTGAGTTGGAAGGTAACATAAAAGAGCAATTAATTAAGACTGCTCCTAATCTTTTAAACTTGGCTATTGAAGCGGCAGTGGTATTAATTAGAAAATGATAGAAGAATTAAAGCAGTTCGCAACACCAAAGCAGTGGGAATATTACGCTAAGTCTTGTGAACTGGGTTCTAATCGAGCAGCAGCCAAGTTCTTTGGTGTTACTGCTACCGTAGTGGATGTGGCTGTTAGAGCATTAAAGGCTAAGGCTGCATTGCAAGGTTATTCACCTGAGCATGATATGACTAGACCAGTTCCTCCAGGCTATCTAGTAAAGGGCGTCAGCACCTATTATAACAAGGATGGCAAGCCATCAGGACAGTGGGTTAAATCATCGCTAGATAACGCTCAGTTAGAGCAGGTAGTTAAAGATTTTGTTACCAATCTAGCAGAAGATATTAAAGGTCTTGCTCCGCTATCCCCACCTCCGAAATTAAAGCCAACCGATACGTTGACAGTCATTCCTATGGGTGATCCTCACTTTGGGTTATACGCATGGGCGCATGACGCTGGAGCTGATTTTGATTTGGCTATAGCAGAACAGCTCACGTGCGGTGCAATAGACAGACTGATAGCAAGCTCACCCAACACACACACGGCATTACTTCTTAACCTTGGCGATATGTTTCATGCAGACAATCAGAAGAATATAACGAACTCTGGTCACCAGCTTGATGTAGATGGTCGCTGGGCTAAGGTGCAGCAGATAGGTTTGCGAGCCATGATATATTGCTTGCAAAGGTTGCTTGAGAAGCATCAGAAAGTAGTATTTAGAATCAACAAAGGCAATCACGATGGCCATTCATCTTACGCATTGGCGTTAATGATAAGTTGCTATTTTCATAAAGAGAAACGAATGGAAGTGGACTTATCACCAGCTATATCTTGGTACTATCCGTTTGGTAAAGTATTGATAGGCTCTACGCATGGCGATACCATAAAAGGCAGGGATATGATGTCTATCATGGCATCAGATATACCTGAAGAATGGGGTCGTTCTAAGTATCGATATTGGTATGTCGGTCACGTACATCATCGTGATTTGAAAGAGTATGCTGGCGGTCAGGTTGAGTATTTCAGGACACTAGCAGCTCGTGATGCTTGGCACCAAGGTCAGGGATACAGAGCTGGTCGTGATATGTGTTCAATCATATTGCACAAAGAATACGGTGAAATAGAGCGCCATACTTGTGACATTGGAATGATATGAAAGAAGTTGAAGCTAAAGAAATGGCTCAAACATTGATAGGTCAAACCATTGTTGGAATAGTTATAAATTACGAACGAGAAACGGTTACTTTAGAACTATCCAACAATGATTTAGAATTTGGCGGTGACGGCCTGAGTATGAAATGCTTTGACCTAACTAGGCCATTAATGAACTAATCCCCATAACCTATCGGGCCGTTCTGCCCTATGATGTCCATACGAGCCTCGTTCCAATTAAGTGGGCATGCCGTATAAGCACATTCCTTACTTGCATCTAAAACCTTTCCACAAATATCGCACAGTGGTTCTTTCTTACGGAAGATAGCATCAAAACTAGATTCAAATTTATCTCTATCAACACTTAATGGTCTTGGCTTAGACCCTTTGCCACCGTCACTCATCATTTGCCCTTTCAATAAAATCAATTAAGTAGTCTATATACCAACGCGCTTTCTTTAAATCCTCAAGCGTATCATTCTTTAAGCCAGCTCGTGATAGATACTTTAAAGCAGTCAATCTAAGATGTCCACGGAACTCCTCTGGTGTTGCTTTGGCCTCCATGTAATCAATTGTTTCAATACCACCGCTAGTGTAATGATGTGGATGATTAACATTATCTGACATTCTTAACTCTCCTATCATGGTCATCAGCACAATCTTTATCGCAGAATCTTTTTTGTTTTGCTAATTTTTCACCGCAATTTAAACAAAAGCCAGTTGGCTCAAATTCTTTTTGATTTGCTTTGTTTCTAGCCAACTTAATACTCAAATCTATCGATGCCGCTTCAATTGCAGATGCTCTATCTGATTCATCTGCAAATTTCTCTACTTCTTCCATATTAACCCTTTTTCTTTATTTCTATAAACTTATTGTAATAAAATCGGCTTCGTACAAGGCTCTTAGAGCGAATAAAAAGAGTGAAGTAATACCATGACCTCACCCTGCTAATTATTTTCATCCCAATTTATTCCCTTCATGTATCCAATTTGTTGATATTCCGTCTTTATTGTAATTGCGAATATCACGGCTAATTTTAGCGCGACTTGGTGAATGAAAGTAGCGTAATAATTTAATTTTTAATTTTTTCATTTTTTCCTCATGTAATTTTTATATGTACACAAACAGTTAAAATTTAAACATATCCTGTCAACGTGTATAGTTTTTTTCATTTTGTATATACATTGTATAAACATCCGCCAAAACATCCGCCACTCTATCGTTCTCTTTCATCTTGGCTAGTATGAGCAGATAGTACAACTCATCCATCTCGGCTTTGGTCATACAGTCTTTCCTATGTATGTTGCCTTAACATTATTATTAAACTGCAAAGTCACAGCGCACTCTTGCCCTTTGTTTCCATTTAAAAGTTTGTAAATACCAAATCCCATAGAAACTACGGCAATAAGTAGTAACGTTGCTACAATTACTACGGCTCTATCTCCACTACGGTCGCACTGGCAATCACGCCCTTGGTTGCACTGTTGATTACACGGCATCTTCGTTCTCCTCAACACTAAAATAAGCAAGCACTGTTTTAAGTGCAGCAACTAATTCAATTCCATCTTCCATATTTCTATCTAGGTTTAATAATGTATTTTTCAGATGTGCCGCAACAACATTATCTAAAAGCACATAAGCCACATCTTCATCGTCAAAAGAGATATTAACAAGCATTATAAAATCTCCTTAATAACTCTGCCTTTAGCAGCAGGTATGTTTGTGTAGCCCATCAAGAACGCCAGGTTAAAGTTATTAGCGTATTGTTCAGGTATTTTTAATGGATTTAATTTCGTAGGCATCGTATCTTCATCGTACTTATTAACGCTAAAGTAAGTATTGATGCCTTTGCCATACTTATAAATTAGTCCTTCTTTCACTAGCATATTAAGACTATAACGAACATCAGACCTGGAGAATCCCTGCTCCATTAAACTTTTAGCAGTTCTATCGGATTCAAGTATCTCAGTGTATAGCTCAAACCTAGCCTTAGCTGCATTAGAACCAAATACTGCAACATCATCCATTTTTCTTAGCCTCCAATTTTAGTTTAAGTAATTCAAGTTTAGAATCAGGCATTGACATACCAGTTTCGCAACGCCATACACGAACGGTGTTTGGTTTGCAATAAAGCAAGTCAGCCACATTAGTTGCACTCAGTCGATTGTGATACATCACATCCATTAGTTCTTTTTGATTACGTTTCATACTAACTCCGTTTTGTTTACGAGTTGATAATATAATTCACTGCTTTATTTTTGTCAACACATGTTTGATAAAATCAATAGCCTCATCTTTACCTTTGCATACTTTTGCATAATAACCAGCAGCATTTAGGTAAATTATCCAATCCAATTGTTCTGGCGATATAGTTCCACCTTTAGTCCGCTTCATCTCAATAAAGCAATTAAGACTAGGTATCATAAGGTCAGGTACTCCAGCCGTGACCCCTTCTGCCTTCATGTTCATGGCCACTACTTTGTTTCTTAATCCACCGTTACCAATAGCAAATACTCGATGCTGTGGGTGACTACGCCTCATCCATTGTATAAACTCAACCTGCTCCAAATGCTCTGACTTAACCTTTTCAGCTACCATTAAAATCTCCTGTCAATTACTCTTGCGTATTTACCATCCATCTTAAAATCAATTGTTTCTGGACAATTAGAATTATTCATTGCGTGACAAATTGATTCTAATGAACTATGTGGTAAAAGGTGCGCTCCAGACTTCTTAGCAAGCAAAATAACAAGCTGTATAGCCTTTTGACCTGCCCATCCATCATGTTTTACGCACAGATATTCTGTCACTGGCTTATCAGATAAACCACCATAATACGTCACCTTCAGCATCTCTATCCCGCTCGTCTTGCTCAAATGCTTTGACCATTCCCAAGAACTTACATCAAGCTCGGTACCTCCTACTCCCATAATGTCATCATTACGGAGTTTTAATGGCGCCTTTTCTTCTTTAGGGAACTCATAAGAACATGCAGGACACACTGGAACGCTTATGTGTAAAATCTCATGGCATTGGTCACACATCTTAACTGGCGCTTCTCCTGAGCCTTCACCGCGCTTCTTAGATTTGTCCTCAATGTTTACGTTGGTAATTGGGCCATGTGTCTGAACCACGCCAGCAAAGTCTAATACTAAGCAATGGTCAGTATGGCTTTTAGGTCGTAAGCCACGCCCTGCCATTTGCACATAAAGACTGGCCGATAATGTAGGCCGAAGCATGGCAATCAAGTCAATGTCAGGGTAATCAAACCCAGTTGTTAGCACGTCACAGTTAGTTAGCGCCTGAATTTTTCCAGCCTTATACTCATCTAAAATGCGTTTGCGTTCTGTCTTACTTGTATTACCTGTAATACATTCTGCCACAATGTTTCTTTTGAGCAACACATCTCTGACGTGGTAAGCATGGTCAACACCAGCGCAAAAGAACAACCAGGCTTTTCTGTCATCAGCCAATCTAATAACTTCATCAACTACGCTGTAGTTATTGTCATCATTATCAACGGCAGCCTGTAACTCTGATTCAATATACTCACCACCACGTTTGTGTACTCCATCTGTGGATAACTTTTTATCGGTTACTTTTGAACGAAGCGGAGCAAGGTATTTTTTATATATTAACTCCTCAATAGACACAGGCTCAATTAACTCATCAAACAATGCTGGCTTGTCAGTAATTAACCCATGGCCCAATCGATACGGTGTAGCGGACAATCCAATCACGCGGAGCATAGGATTAATCTCAATCAACTCTTTAATCAATGTGCGGTAGCCACCTTCATCTTTATGTGACACAAGGTGACATTCATCAATAATAATCAAGTCAACGTGACCAATCTCATGTGATCGATTACGCACTGATTGGATACCAGCAAATGTAATGGCCTCACTCAACTCACGCTTGCCAATACTGGCTGAGTATATGCCCATCGGTGCATTTGGCCAATGTAGGCGCATCTTCTCAGCGTTCTGCTCAATCAGCTCCTTAACGTGAGTGAGCATTAACACACGAGTTTCAGGCCAGTTCTGTACTGCATCCTTACACAGTGCAGCGACAATGTGACTCTTGCCTGATCCTGTCGGCAACACTAAGCATGGGTGGCCTTTGTTATTGGATAGCCACGCATAGAGTTCATCTATTGAGCGTTGTTGGTATTCACGAAGCATTTTCCACCTCATTTATTCTTTGACCAATCCATCTCATAACAGGAACCGCCATTGAGTTACCTAATGCTTTGTATCTATTTCCATCAGGTGTTTTGTCAAATATATTGGTATAGTTATCAGGAAATCCTTGCAGACGCTCACATTCAAGCGGAGTTAATCTACGTACTCTCATTTCATTAAATAATTGTTGGTCTTGGGTTGTTGATAATGTAAACGCCTTTTCATCTTGACCAAGATAACCTTTGCCACCACCCTCACAGCCACCTCTTATTTTAAATGTATGTGCAATAGGAACATTGCCACCACCAGTTTCCCA